CTTTTTGTACATAAAGATAACCTACAGCGAAGGGAGTAACACCAAATTCAACATGCCCGCCCATCACATCTAATAATGCTTGTGCTGGACCTATGTACATAGCTGTTTCTATTTTATCACCACCCGGTACATTTAATTTCTCAGCAAGATATTCAACTGCTAACTTATGTCCACCTCCACCTATAGCTATTGTAATAGGTCGTTCTTTTTTACGAATAGCGGCTACTAATTCTTCAGGGGTATTAATCTTACTATTAGGATGTGCCCAAAAGGCTAATGGGCTACGAGCAATATTAGCAATAGGTTCTAAATCCATTGGATTATATTTGATAACTTTTGGATACCAAACTTCAGGCGTGACCCAATTACTCTGACATGCAGGAACACTAATCGTATACCCATCTGTAGGAACTGTTACAAAGTGATTAATAGCTATGTTACCATCTGCTCCCGGTCTATACTCTGGTACAAACTTTGCACCTGTTTTCTTTTCTACAATGTCTGCTACAATGCGAAATGATATTTCATTTCCTGCACCTGGACCATTGGGGAATATAACAGTAACGGGTTTTGTCGGTTGCCATGCAAATGCAACCAGTGGTATAAATGCTAATAATGCTAAAAGTTTTTTCAACAGTCCTCCAAGAATAAATATGATGTGACAATTATTTAGTCCATCTTACAAAAAATCATATGAATACTAAAATTTTTAAGCTTTTACAAGAAAATTTGCAACTTGCATTTAATTTGCCCAAGTATGCAAAAATTTCTATTACTAAGGATACAGTCGTACAAGACTTGCCCTGGACTCCTGAACGATATCGCAAGTTTAAAGATAGTGTAGAAGCTGAATTAAGTTTGCCATGCGATTATGTAGGGACATTGAAACAGATTACTGATGACTTAAGTGAACGCTATATTCTACGATTCTTTAGTGAGATCTGGAAACCAAGAACAGGTGATTACGAACATACTGGTTGGGAACTTGCTGATGAGATTAATAAACTAAATCCAGAGAAAGTACTTGATGTTGGTTGTGGGTATCATCCGTTCAAGGGTCGTATTCAGAATATCATCGGTATTGATCCATACAATAATCAAGCTGACTATGAAGTTGATATCTTAGAGTACAAAGTAAAACCAGAATCACATGATGTTATACTAGCCCTTGGATCAATTAACTTTAATAGCAAAGATGAAATTGAATCACGTTTTGAACATTGTGTCAATCTATTGAAAAAGGGTGGCAAGTTCTATCTACGTGCTAACCCAGGTATCCCGCATAAGACTGGGCCTTATGTTGATATCTTTCCTTGGAGTTTTGAAATTGTAAATGAGTTTGCTGAAAAGTACAATTTAAAGTTAGATACCTTTAAGAAAGACAATAACGATAGGTTGTATTTCGTATACACAAAATTATAACCAAAAAAATAGGACCCGAAGGTCCTATTTTACATTGCAGGTCCGTTCCCGTTTTTGAATCCTACTTCTCCACCTTCTTCTTTAATGCGTTTGATAACATCTTCAAATAGTATAGGTCTGTAGTCTGTATGCTCAACGCATACACAATGATAGCGAGGATCAATACACTCTCTACTACCACGCGTAGTAAACTCATGTAATGTTTCAGCACGTTTCATTACACGATTAGCATGTAAGTGTCCGTGAATGTTAGTGCCAAAACGTCCTAACGATTCTTCGTGAATTGGGATATGACTTAATATCATTCCATTCATTACATGGTATGCACGTAACTCTCTAAAGTGTTCTCTATAATCATCATCACGAAAGATATCATGGTTACCACGAATCAATACTTTGTCACCGTTTAAGCGACTCATAATCTTTAACGCTTTGCGATTAATGACAACATCACCTAAGTGATATACTTTATCGTTTGGTCTAACTGTTTCGTTCCAACGCTTAACCATTTCTTCATCCATCTCATCTGGATCAGTCCATGGTCTTAATTTTGTAACGCCATCATTGCGAGTAAACTTACACACCCCGGTGTGTCCGAAGTGTGTATCACTGGTTAAAAATACTGCGGGCATTAGACCCTCTCTTTCTTTACTCGTCCGATGCGACTAGCCTTGTTCCAATCGTAAGCAACACCATCTGGTGTCTTACCATCAACAACACTATCAACACCAAAATGTCCTACAATCTCTGTAGCACCATCTGTGATTGTCACAAACTCATCTACAAGTTTTGCCATCTCCATTGCGATAGTCAGGTCTAGACTTTTACCTCTAACATGACCATCACTATCTTTTACTAACCACATAATATTCCTTTATGCAACGATCCATTCGTTATCTTCTTTATACTCAATAGATTCGGCACCATCATATTCTACTACTTTGAATAGTGTGCCTTCTGTGATCCATTTGACTTCTAAATCCATCATGCCTAGTTTACAGATTTCTGGATACTTCAACTCAACAAAAGTTTCTAATTCATCAAACTTTTCTTCTAAAACCAATTGTGCTATAGCAGGATCAAATAGTATCTCAGGAGTGTCTCCATTCCAAGTATACCAACCTGCCCCAAACGTGGGCGAATATAACACTGCTACTTTTCCATCTTTAACTAATTTGTGCATCAAATATCTCCTTCGTAGTTCTTGGGTAAAATCATTCCCCAACTAGTTTCTACTCCGTTAATTGTATGTGGCTCATTTTCATCATAAGCCCAACCCAAATACTTCATCATTTTATGTTTGACTAGCAAGTTAGGACTACGAAATACTTCAGTATCGTCAAATCCCATCATTACACCGATCTCACATACTGCACCACTGCGACATACACCAGCAACACAATGAACAATAACATTCATCCTATTGGCATATGCTTGTTTTAACAACAAACACAAACTATTTGCCTGGTCATCAGTGATTTTAAATTCTTCTCCATGAGGATCATTCTTTTCTAGATCCAAGAATTCAAATTGTGCAACATGCTTAAACTCATACTTGGGAGTAGGGAACTCCATAGCAGGGTCAACAATTTGAATGAGCATGGCATTAGGTCCCGGGTCTATATGAAACCCTTTTGTAATGTCACTAAGTGCTACGTTTTGAATCCACATTGCTATCTCCTAATATTGTATATTATACAATACTTTGGATTATTAGTCAACCTTGGGTAAAGTTGATATGATAGTTGTTAACCAATGATTGTATATTTCTGTATTCAACGGAGTGTCAATCCATTGTTGTAATTTTTCTATTAATCTACCTTCTAGCACATCTTTAAAAGGTATGACTTTGTTAATCTTGCCATATTTTTTAGCAGTATTGACTGCACGTATTCTGTTTTTTACTTCTTCATCAGAAAATGGCGGATGAAATCGGGGCAGAATTGTATGACATCTTTCCATACACCATTTGGCATATTTGTATTCAGAATCATCAATTAGAATTGTATCAGTTATATAATGAAGTTCTTCTGCAAAATTATGGCTTGCTGTAATGGCAAGATAGTTTTGTTCAAGTTCTTTGAAATATTCAGTTTTCTCGAAGCCATAGTACAATAAATTCCTTGCACCATGATTAGTGATGAGGTCTTGTTTTAATTGATAACGAAGGGTGCCCGGTGTGCATTGTACATCAAAATCAGTAATAAAGTGATCCTTGGAATCAATTACTGCGGCTATCATGTCGCCGCCTGCGCCCGGATTATATAAAATATGATACATTTTTTATTTATGTGGGAAAAGGTCGTTGCCGACCTTTTCCCTATTTGGCATACCCCCAAGGATTCGAACCTTGACCAGCGGTTTTGGAGACCGATATGCTGCCATTACACTAGGGATACATTTTATAAATTAACCGGTGAATATTTGACTAAGATATCCTTTAACCAAATGTCATACATTTCTGTATTTAATGGTGTCTTGAACCACTGCTGTAGAATTTCTATCAATCTACCTTCTAGTATATCTCTGAGAGGTATAATTTTAGGATTAAACTTCTTAGCTATATTGATTCGATTGATCCTATTAGTAAGTTCCCCCTCACTAAAATCAGGATGATGATTAGGCAATACTGCATGGGCTCGTTCCATAGCCCATTTGCCGTACTTATAATCAGAATCATCAATTAGAATTATAGTCATGTCTTTAATATCATGTTCATGTTGGACGAATGTTAAATCATGTCCGGTAGTAACTGATATATATTTTTGCTCTAATTCTTTATAAAAAGAAGATTTGTTTTTCCCATCAAAAAATAAATCTCTGCAATCTTTTTTGTTATCATTGTGCCACTTAATCAGATTAAGTTTTAATTTCTGTCGCAATGATGAGGGTCTAGGATGAACTTCAACATCTGAATATTGATAGTCTACTGAATCGATAACAGCACTTACCATATTTCCACCAGTGCCAGAATTATGTAGCACAAAAAACATTTATGATTTGCGAATACGTTTTAAGTAGTCTCGACCTACTAGTCCGGCTTCAATCTCTTGTAGTGCAGTAACAGTAGGACCTGCCTTTGTATTAAGTGTAGAACGATGTCCACGCTTCAATTCTCTTACACGCTGTGCGGCAATGAGAACTAAATCAAAACGATTACCCACCATCACAGCGGCTTCTTCACTTGTATATCTTGCTCTGCTTTCAGTCATATCTTCGTTCGGTTGTTGTAAAAATATGG